GAAAAAACAGGGGGGGTACGCATGCTATCTAAAAAAACACGCTCATTGCGTGAACCCTTCTTACTATTGCATGACTTACATGCGATGCGCATGTTGCTCTCATCTATCGCAAGCTCTGGACTCTTAGATACTGGGATGATGTGGTCGATGGTCAAGCCATTACCATCCTGCCCTTCATGACCACAGTAGTAGCAGACGTAGCCATCTCGTGCCAACACTCGAAGGCGTACTTCTCGGTATTTCCTCGATAGTCGAGGATCACCCTTCTTAGTACTCATTGCCATCCTCTAGTCTTGAGATGATGTAAAGCCTTACAGTAATTAGGCTCATCATACTCTGTATATCCATAACGATGTAATACATAAGACCAATATCTGTAGAACTGATAGTCATATGGTGCTTTATGTAATGACTTACTTCTTATCTGGTAATAGCCATAATGACTACCATTAACTGCATCATGCTTAAACCTAGACTCTCTATAGACAATCTCGTTATGGCATTTATATTGCTTATCAGTTAATTGGTAATCAGCTAATTGTTTAATGTTTGTATATGGATCTATTGAGCCACTAGATGCAGTTCCCATGGGAAAGCATAGAGCTCCCACCAATCCTAGGGCTACCCCCCGAGCAATCCGCTTAGGCGGCTCGGGGTGAGCCCCTTTAAGGGCTCTAGCCTTTAGGATACCATGGGTGTCAAGCATGTGGATAACTCCCGCGTTAAGTGCGTGTCGTACCCTAGTTATCCACAGGTGTGCATAACTTTTACTTATCCGTACTATAGAAACCTGAACCCTTGAAATGGACTGCTGGAACACTTGAGTACACCTTCCTCATCGTCTCGCCACAGAACGGACAATCTAGATCGTGTGGCTCGGATATGGATAATTCCTTGTCATAGCGAGCATTAGCCTCGCACTTCTCGTTATTGCACTCGAACTCATAAATCGGCATTATAGAAGACCCCACAAGTACGACATGGCACATCCTTTAATTTCCACGATCCACAACATGTACATCGCTCAGGCTCTAATTCTACCGAATCTTTCTGAATATCTCCGTAGATTGGTAAGAGTAACTGCACCAAGTCACCAAATCGCATGAAAGCAAGATACTCGGAAGCATCTTCGCCCTGTCCATTCATACGACACACCACAAACGGAAGCTCTTTGCCATCCGCTCTCTTGGTTGCTTGGCGCAGCCACTCTAAGGGCTGGAAGGATGAGCGCGCTTTAATCTCGCAGTCGAACGGGACATTGAGAATATCCTTACCAGCACCACGACCGACGACTGCGCTTCTCCACCATTGCGATAGATATTGGGCGACTACCCGCTCGGTACGCAGACCTCTGTCTTTTCTGTGTCGAGTCATAGCAACCTTGGCTATGCCCTTCCAGCAGAGTTGATTGTGTGGCACTTGTCGCATTTCCATTCGTTCTGCAATGCGCGTTGCTTAATCTGTGCAACTGAAGGTGGCGTATTGCATAACTGGCAGATAATGGCAAAGCCTAGTTCTTGTAGATCATAGGCTGCCTTTTCAGCAGCTTGTAACTGCTCATCTGTAGGGAATTGCTCCCACTCATCATCTTGGTTACGAAAGAATAACTTACCCACGTTCACCCCTCGGCTTCCATGTGCCATCCTTTGCAATTTCGTACCAGATAGGGTCACAAGGGTCGTTCATTGGATGTCCGAACTCTGGACAACGCCAATGTCCCCAAGGCTTATTCTGCTTGCTGACTCCAGTCTTCCAGACACGCGCACCATGCTTGCAGCTCTCGTCTGTTGCTGTGCCACCAAGGACATCCTTCACCATCTCGACTGCTTGCTCTAGTGTCTGTGTTGGCTCTGCTGGTCGTATCGCCCATGGATCATCTTCCTTTGGTACTGGTACATATTCGCTTGCTGTCTGTGCCATCTTTGCCTTGGTCTCCTGCACAATGTTCTGCACTTCGACCTTAGCCTTCACCTTGCTCATTTCTTCTCGGCTTGCTCTCTTGCCTTTCGTTGCATAGCCAGCGTTTGCAAGAGCCCTGCCGATAGCAGAAGTTTCGCAATTTTCGAGAGCAGAGGTCGCATTAACACCGCGACCTTGAATCGTCTCTTCTGCCAGACCTGTTGTCCATGGGCGGGCATCAGCTTCAGTACGAAAGATAGAAGCCTCGACAATAAACCTGCTGGCAGTATGCTCAAGAACTTTAGTGTGAATCTGTCCATCTGGGTGATCCTTCCAGAACTTAACTAGACGTTCTTCTACTGTCTCGTAATCTTCTAAGTTAAACATATAAATCGTTCTCCTCTGTGTGCAGTTGCCCTGCTATGGCAACGTACGCCGCAAGGTCGATGTAAGTGTCTGGCTTTGCAGTTTCCATGCTTCTTGCGATTTTGACCAATGCCATACACATCGCCACCTGATAATCAGTAATGGGCATTTCGAGGTATGAAGCCCAGAGTGCGGCTGTCCTTGACATATTGTCGCTAGGGTGTCCGTAATCAAGTCCTCGGTCTTGGATAGTAGCTCTCGCTTCGTTGAGGTAATCACGTGCGTTCATCGACTAACTCGCTCTAGTGACTCGTAGTAGCGGCGTACTGCTCTGCGCCCCTTAACGTAGCCATCGTGATATCCAGAGTAGCGACCTAGCGCAAATGATCCGACTGATACTGCCAAGATAATTAACTGCCATGTACTCATTACTTCACCGCCAATACTGACTCGGCGGTGCGGATAATCTGTGTAAATGATGCCTGTGACCACTTCGAGCCATCGAGGGTGGTGTCGCATAGCTCCATAATGCGGAGTGCATCTTCTGTGCTAAGACCTAGTACGTTGTATAGTGCGTTGAGTGTTGTAGTCATTTTGAGCCCTTTCTTTAGGTGTAAGGCTGGTTCTAGATCTACTTTCCCAATGGGGATTTCGCCAGCCTTACAGAAAGAACTTTACATCAGACGGAGCAGACACCCGCCATGTTTAGATAACGAAACGATAACGATTTCATCCACAGATTCATCGCCTAGGTCTGGTCTAGCGAACCCTTCCATAGACCTTGCCGTTCACGATAAACGTGCCGTTCTTCTCGATGTTAATCAAGTCCACTTGTACGCTTGAACCCTTGACATACATGATGGCAAAGGCTTGCTGCCAATTAGCCGTGCCACGGGTATATGAGGCTTGTTTGAAGTCCATGAGATTACCTACCTCAACTCCATGTAAAACACGCCCTAAACGCCCTCCAGAGGCTTCTGTGAAGGCGCTACGCCCTGCCCTATGGGTATGACCAGAGATGACGTTCTTACCATGCCTACGGGCTGCTTCTAGGGCTGATAGCCCGCCTAGCTGCTTGATGGGTGTGTGGTCTCCATGAACTGCTATCCAGTTAGGAGCAATGTTCATCGGGTTCTTATGGAAGGTAATGCCTAGTTCATCGAACTTCATGAACTTCTCAAAGCGCAGCTCTGGCAAAGATAAGAACGATGGAATCTTCTTCATGATGATGTTGTATAGACGATCTGTGTGGTTAGACCTGATGCAATCTGTAACGCCCAGTTCCCAGAGCAGCTCTACGCACCTGTCTCGGTCATCGCCTAGGGTCTGCTCGTAGGCTAGAGGCGTACCATCCGACCACTTGCTGATTGTCTGGAAGTCAATCTCATCGCCGATGGTTACTGTCTGGTCTGGCTTAAACGTTTGTAAGAACTTGGCAATGTTTCTAGTGACATGCACATCCTCGAAGGGAACTTGCAGGTCTGAAAGTATTACAATTTTCTTAATCGTCATCCTCATCTTCGTAAGGGATGCGGTCTATCCGATTAGGTAACTCTGGCAGAATCCAATCAGGATAAGCATCACGATCAGTAATGATGGCAAGAGCTATATCTACAGCAAAGCCGCTTCTGCGCAGGGCTTTATACATTTCGTTGATACTGATTGCCCAAGCGTCTAGCGCGTTGTAAGTGTCTAGGTCTATGACCTTCTTCTTAGCCATAGGATAAGTGTTACTTACCTAACAACTCAATTATCGTATCGACACGCGCTTCAAGCCGAGAAACCTGATCCTTGATAGATGAGCCGCCGTTAGGCTTTAGCTCTGCAAGGTAATGCTTAATCATGAACTGTGTGTAAGCAGCCAAGCCGCCTAGGACTGTGACAATACCTACAGCCCAAGCTGCGAGGTCTGCTGCGCTCATTTCTTAGGTGTTGCGTATCCGAATACGCCCGCTACAACTGCGCCAAGGATTGAGCGATAGTCCAGAGCAAAGTTTGAGGTAGTACCCCAGACTGCTAGGAACGCGCCAAGAGAGATAATTGCTGGGTGCTTCATGTTCATGCTGTGCCGCCTATCATCGGGATATTGAAGAACGAATCATCTGAATCGCCCTGCTTAGTGAAACTAATATGGCAATGCTTGTCGTGCGGATTAAGTCCACGATACTTGCGCCAACGCCACCCCATGCGAGGGGAAGCAATGCGCCCTGCGAAGATGACATAAGAGATTCTCTTATCTCCACGTTTGCCTGCAAGTCGTATCTGGTCTGCAAGATATGGCATGAGGTCGGGCTTTGCCTTCCCAGATAAATCCCTGTCAATGTCAATGGCTCTGACGATGCCCTTTGCATCAGGATTGTGGTCAGAAGGATTAAGTGAATGAGCGAGATTGCCGATCCAGCCATCCGAGGCTCTATCGCGGTCTGGGTAACTATCATCGACCTGCTGCCTTAACTGCTGACCTGCTTTGCATAACTTTGGGGTCATGCCAATAGGAACTTGGCTTCGTCTGCCGTTAAACCTAACTTTGCCAAGACTGCAGCGCGAGCCGTTTCCTTCGCTTGAAGTTCTCCCTTTTCTTTATCGCTTTCTGCTTTGTCGGTTTCAATTTGAGCAATTTCTTCCGATGTTGCTTCGCGCTCTAATTCTTCGCCTGTTTCGGCATTAAAATCTTTTACCATTATTTTTGACATTAGCTCACTCCATATAGATAGGCGGTTCCAGTTACTGTATCGGCATTTCCGTTTATTTCAATCGAAGTAATTGCGGAAGATGTGCCGTAATAACCTTGAATTGTAATAGAATCTTTATTTGTTGCGCCGTTACCGCTAAACCCACGAATATAATAGGCTTTATTTGCGCTGGTTGTATAATTGGTAAACCAGACTTCACCTTGACCTAAACGACCTGTTTGATTTTCTGGAGCATACATAACAGGCAAACGTGTAGCATTATCTCCATTATAATAATTTCCAACTGCAGTACCTGATACTCTTATCCCTGAATAATAATACCCACTTGTGCCACCATTTGGGCGGACATAAATGCTATCTCCACCCGATGTATAACAATTATTAAAAACTAAAAATAAATGTTTGTACGATTGGCTAATTGAAGAAATCGTTGTTGTAACTGCTGAAAGAGAAGTGGTAGAAAGAAGTGTAAATCCACCGCCTGATACAGAACCCCATGCCAAGCCAGTCGCAGCAGTTGAGTCTGCTGTAAGAACTTGACCATTCGTGCCTACTGCAAGGCGCGCATCTGTGGTTGAGTATGTGTACAGATCACCCTTTGTGGTAAGTGGGCTAGAGCCACCACCGACATTGACCCATGCTGACCCAGAATAATACTGTGTTGCATTAGTATCCTTGAGATAGGAGATCATGCCTTCTTGCGGGCTGGCAATAGCAGAAGTACGAGCTGCTGCGCTTGCAAAGACCATTACTACCTGTGAGGCTAAGTAGCCATTGGCTTGGGCAGCCGTAAGCACGTCTCCAGTTGTGAACTCGATATATCCTAGACCTGCTGCCATTTTTCTCCTAGTAACTCAATATAGATGTGCCGATTATACCAAATAGACTGCTGCCGATGATGAAGCCATCCGCAATAGGCTCTAAGGTTGTTACAACTGCTGTCATTCTGTTGGGAGTAATGTCCCACTTTAGCCCTTGAACCTGTAGTGTTTTGACGATAGTGCTGCCGTCTGGCTGTAGATTAGTAATCTCTACATTGTCAAAGTAATCCAAGCCAATTAAAGTGTCTGTCGGTACGCCTGACTCCAGCAAGTCCACAGTCATTGCATCTATGCGGATGGTGGTTTCTTTGCGGGTTGCTACATATTCCTGCGCCACGTTTAGGACAATATCGTCTGTCTGAGCTACTAAATCAGGTCTGTTCAAGCTGTGTGGGAAATACTTAGCAATGGAGTCGTTATCGAATACTTCCTGTGTAACGCCACCACCATAGCGGGTAAAAGTCACATCGTTAATGATGAGCTTGTCATCGAAAGCAAATTGTAAGTTTGTGTATGGGATACCTGTGGTCTGATTGAATTGGATAGGTGTCGTGCCGATTGACTCAACTACCTCGGTGCGGTTCTTGAATACTGCTGTGCCTTCTGCGTTCATATAGAACGCGCCCATGCCTTCAGAGAACTCTGCGTTCTTTATGGCTTCTAGGCTTGTGCGGGCTGTTGCAGGATCAGCAATACAAGTGCTAAGCCCTGTAGAGATAGAGCGCATGGAAGTAGGGAACTCTACATAGTCCAGAATCTTGCCTATGCGTGTGCCTGTATCCTGCCCTGCTGCTGTGTCTGGAATGGTCTGCACGTTAGCCATGTTAAATAGACGGAAGGCATCTGTGGCAGTTATATCTACATATCCTGTTTCTTGCCCTTGTGGATAGGTGTACTTATAGTCCTGCACATAACCGCTAAATAGCCATGAGCTTGTAGTAGCAGTTGTGGCAGATACACGAATCTTGCGAAGTGGTGCAAGTAATCCGAAATAAGGTGATGAGGTGTTCTGTGGGTTAAAGTAAGAATCAGGGTCTAATACTCGGATTGTGGCATTGCCAGCCTCGTAAGTATCGCGCATGATGTTGCGCCCTCTGTTGATAGAAATCTGATAAACGTTGGGAGTGAGATCAACTACTGGAATGACTGTTGTATCAGAACCGAAAGAACTGACTCCAATAACTCCATAGGTAGGATCTCCGATGACGAATCCTGTGCCAAAGGTTGCACCAGATGAGAAGTCAAAGGATACGTTTATTGTTGCTGGCAGAGCCATTACCAGCCGCCGATTCTACGCTCTACGTTAGCGGATGAGCCAGAGAGTGCAGCTACGTTAAGCCCACCACGAATCTCGTCAATAAGGTTTTGGGATGTAGTAACTGAACCAGCCACGTTTACTACTACTGTGCTTGGTGTGCTAGAAGCCCCACCTCTCGGATCAACGAATACATTAGTATTAAGAGGATTGCCTTGTCCGTAGGTAAAGTTACCAGTCGGTATTGTGTACTGGAAATTTGCCATGTTGAACTGCATACCAGCAATACGAGCCGCTTGCGCTTCAATGCCGTCAAGAAAGCCTTTCCAAGCCTCAAACGGGTTTTTTGCAGATGGAAGGTCTGCAAGGAACTTAGCAAGGTCTGTACCTAAGCCTTGTGAGATTGCTAATTCTTGTGAGAGTTTCTGAACCTCATCCACGTTCTCTGTGGCTAAAGCTAACTGCAACTCTAAACGCTTACGATCTTCAGCAGAAATCTTGCCTTTAAGGGCAGCGATAATCTGAATCTGCTCAAGGTCAAAGATTGTGCCAGCCTTCTTAAGAGTATTCTGTCGCTTCTGCTCGGCTGTAAGAGCCTTAGTAAATGCAACCTGCTTCTTAGTAAGGGCTGCAACTTCCTTGGCTCGCTTGGCTGCTGCCGCCTCTGCATCGCGCTGTTGGCGTGTGCGGATGGCTGTACCTGCTGGAGAAGCGGAGCGACCAGATGAGACTGTTGGCTGGCGGTCAAATGCTCTAACTAGCAAGCCATCTGCGCCAGTAATGCCACCAAAGGAAGTGAGAAAGTCAAGACCTTTATATAGCTGACGTAAGCCGTTAATTGACTTGGCTATTGCCAAAGTAAAAGCATTAAAACCTTTTGTCATTGTCTCAATAGTTTTAGCGGCATCTGCTGATGAAGAACCGCCGCCAAGGACTGCAAAGGCATCAACTAATCCCCTGCCGATTTCTTCCTTGGCGTTCTCGGATGCTAGGCGGAGTACATCTAGTTTGTATGAAGTAGTTGTTAGGTAAGCCTGTGCTGCACCTGCAGACTTGGCAAGCATGATGCCTAGAATCTCGTTAAAGCTCTTAGTCTGTAGCTCTGCTCTTGTAAGCCCTGTGTTGTACTTGATAAGCCCACGAGTAATGCCTACATAGCCCTTGCCTAAGTCCGCCGTAACTGTGGCTAAATCCACGCCTGATGCGCGGCTAATCTGAATAGCGTTGGTCAGTAATTGCTGTGACTTGGTTAATGATCCAGTTATGTTGAGCAATGACTGGAAGGCTGGACGTAGAATGTCATCGGCAATAGCCGCGCTCTGTTCTAAATCAGATATAAAGGTTGCGACCTGAACCTTAGAGAATGAGAGCCCAAGATTATCGACTGCGCTGGATAATCTACGAGCTGCGGCTTCATCTTCTGCAAAGGCTTTAACTGCTGCCTTGCCATAGGCTGCCATAGCGGATGCGCCAAGGGTAACGCCAAGGGTGCGACCTAATTTCTTAATTGTTTTGTCTAAGCCCTTAACTGACTTGTCTGCTTTGTTGATGCCTGTGGCATCCATAGTGGTAGCAATGCGGATTGCTAGGTCTGTCATGCCAGCCATTATTTATCCCGTCCCATAAATGTGTATTGTCCGCGAGCATCGGACTTCTTGACTACTGTCATATTGGCGTTCTGAATAGCCTTAACAACTGCTGCCGTAGTTCTGCCTTGATCTTCAGCCCAAGCTCTAAACATCAAGCGACCCTTAGTCTTGCGGGTTCTACGCCCTGCGCTGTTAGATTGTTGTGAATCAACCAATGGCGGCAACGCGCTAATGAATTGCTTTCCAGCGTTAGGATTGGCTGACTTATTAACTGTTCTGTCTGTCTGCCATTCATAGAAGAATCGCCCATTGCGATATTTCTTAACGCGTTGTGCTGGCGGTTGCCCTTGTGGGTTCTTGCGCCCTGCGGTCTCGTAGATAGCACCAGCAGCAGACTTATTGAAGATTGTGGCTAATGATCTAAAGCCACGCTTGTTAGGCTTTGTTGGTGTTGTGCTATAGCCAATGCCTTTGCGCATATCTGCTGAATCAAATGCGCGGTAAGCCCAAACTCCGACATCCTTAGACCATCCGCTTAAAGGCGAATCTGATGGCACAAAGCCACGCGCACGATTGACCACCTTGCGTAGATGCCCGGCAATTTCTTTTTGTGTTTCCTTGGCTAAATCAGGTGCATAATTCTTAAGGGCTTTGCTAAGAGCTACGGCGTTGTCTAGTTCTACTGGCATCGCTTCGCTCCTTTGATAAATCCATTAGTACCTGTATATGAGCCTTGAAAGCCATCGAAGAAAGTTCCACGATGGTGTTGAACGGAACTCCATACTCGTAACTTAATCTAGTTGCAAGATAGGTGACGGAGTTCCGATCTAGCCTAAAGGGTCAGACTCTAAGACCTCAACTGACTT